AGTACGGATTCGAGTGTTGCCTTTAGTATTACTACCGCCTTTACTTAAAGGGATAATATGATCTATCTCTTTGCCGTCACCTTTTTTAACTCTACCATCTTGGATAGCTTCTCGTCTAGCTTTATTTCTAGCTACACGTTTAGCAATCTGATCAGGTTTGCTTTTATATAATTCGTTTTCACGTTTATAATCTCTTGCTTTAGCCATTACTTACCCCAATGTGCACATGATTGAACAGGACAGAATTTACGACAGGCAAAATTAGGGCTTGCATTAAACACCCCAGACTCATAAGCCTTATCCATTCTTGTAGTTATTTTACCCCATTCTTGGAACATATCGTCAATATTTTCAGGCTTGTAGTCTTCTTTTAGCATCTCTTTTGATACTAAGAATATGAGTCCTGACCTAATTTTTTGTACCTTTGGGAAGTGTTTAAAGATAGCGACACTCATTAAAGATAGTTGTCTAGTGTCAGCATATTGGCTTGACTTGCCTGTTTTATAGTCGGCTAAGGTAGCTACCCCTGACTCTTCATTAACTGCTAAGAAGTCAATAACCCCACGCCACCATACGTTATCATCAAAGAAACCACAGGGTTGTAAGTCTTTAGTTAACCCAAGTTTGTATTCGCAATACTTATCCCCAGGTATTGATATGAGTTTATCTAATACAGGTTGGAACATCTCAAATTCTTTAGCTAGAGGTTCAGCGTTCTTTACATATAGCTCACACGCTTTATGCACTTTATTACCATATAAAAAATGCTCAGTATTAGGGTCTTGTTTAAAGTCTTTTACTACATATAGATGGTAGTATTGCTTTGGACATTTCTCAAATGTCGTAGCACTAGAGTAAGACCACGTTTTTAACTCAGCCAATGTCGGTTCTCCTAGCAATCTCTTTAGCTATCTTTGCTTTCTTTTTACCTACTTCAGCTTTATCTAGTAACTCATATAGCTTTTTCATAGGTAATGCTTTAAGTCTATCTTTACCTGTTCTAGTTTTAAAAGGGTCAGCATGCCGCTTACTCTTGTGTACTTGGGGTTGAGCCAATGTAATTCTCCTTAATGTCTTTTAACAAATCTTCAAAAGTTAAAGCGTCTTTATCTAATTCAAATTCGATACTCATCATATAACGATCTGTTTCAAAATTATACACTGTATGATCTTGTTGTGTATTAAATAAATAATACGTTGCAGGTTTATAAATAAGTTCTTTTGTTTTAAACACTACACCTTCTTTATTATCTGCAAACATACAAAAGCTTCTAGCATGGGGGGTTAGTATCATGTTAATACCTACACCTCGTTTAGTATCTTTATGCCAATCGTAACAAACATAAGGGTCTAACTTTAGTATTGCGGCAAAGTATTTATATTTTGACAACCATACAAAGAATGGGTCTTTGTTTAGTATATCTTGTGGTATAGGTCGTATGTCAAAGTTGTAATATTTTAACCATGCCCCTGGAACAAAAGCATAATCCACAATATCTTGTAGTATGGTTGACTTCTTATCTATCTCGTAAAAGTTCATTACTTAGCATCCATATAGTTATCGCCCACACCTACCTCACAACCTAAAGGCAAGTCACTACACCATGAAGGTGCCGTAGTCATACACTGTTCAACGTAAGCCTTACATTCATCTACTTCAGATTCTTTACAGAGCATAACAAGTTCATCATGCACAGTCATAACAACAGGATACTTCTTTGATACTTGTATAAGTTGTTCTGCTATTATATCACGTGCCAATGATTGTATGCAACGTTGAAATACTTTAGCAGGGTGAATGTATTCAGGAATTAAAGTACGTCCTAGTAGCTTGTCATATGCCCAAGATTCACCTCTATCTGTTTTAAGCTTACGTAAGTTAGGTAGTCCTAACAACATACCATTAGGTTTCATCATACCTTCACCTTGGCTTGTAATAATATTACCGTTACCCATAGCATAGTATTGATTAGCCCGAACAGCTTCTAACATTCTTCCTGCATCTGCCCATGCTGATACTAATTCAGGATTTGCCTTACGATAGGCATACACGATATTAGTCACCTCTGTTATATCTTTATCTACCCCACCTGCTTTTAGGATTGAGTGCATCTTAGCGGCACCTACACCATAGATACCTGATAAGTTAACTACCTTAAATATGAATCGTAAGTCTTTATCAACTTCGTTATAACCTATGCCTGTAATCTCGGCTGCGGATTGTTTATATAGATCGATACCTTCTTTAATTTGCTGTATCTTATCCTGTGATTGTGCAAACCAATACGCTAAACGTAACTCAATATTGCTTAAATCAGATGCGATTAATTTAAATCCCTTTGGGGCGCAAATTGCGCGGCGCAATTCTGATGACCGTGGGAGGTTTTGGAGATTGATCCCATCAACGCCACTCCACCTATGAGATACCACTGCTCCTGAATACTTTAATGGAACAGGAAGTAGTCCTCGGTTAGCGATGTTGATGAAGCCTGTAGTGCGAGTTTCTTCAATCGTTGACTTGTTACCTATACGTGCCGCGGCTAACACTTGAACCTTTGGATCTTCATGTTCTAACAACGCTTTGAACTCTTCATCTGTTTTAGCGAAGGCATACGTCTCTTTACCTGTAGTCTGACTTATCTTCGTAGGCGGAATTACATTGAATGCCTTAAGAAGCTCTGCAAACTTAGGGTTGCTCATTAAATCTTCTTTAGCTACGTTAGCGTCGTTAAGTAACTTCTCTTTATCTGCAACTGTTTTAGTTAAGTGACGAATCAATAGACCTTTGTTTATAACTAGTTTAGGTTCTGTAAACATACGCATAGTTAAATCTATAAGCTTAAGTTCAGGTGCCGTAAATTTAGGTAGCATTAAATGGAATAGTTTATGAGTTAACTCCACGTCATTGATGCAATAACTTGCATACTTACCCATCTCTTCAGGGGTAAAATTATTGATGTGTTTACCTAAGGCATCACCTACTTCGGTACCTTTGACACCTACACCATAATATGTTGATAGATTAGCTAGAGATACTGATTGAGTTAAGCCATGTAATATCTGACCCATACCCATCGTATCGAATAAACCCTTTGGGTGAATATCAAATACCCATGAAAGGATTGCGGCATCAAAGCGCATGTTGTGCCCTAATGCAAATGAATCCTCAAAGTCAAAACCATTTAGAAAAGTTTTAATTTCGTCATGCGTACCCGTACACCAATAGGTAGTACCATTATCTTCTTTAACGGCTACCCCTATGACTTCAAACTTATCGCTACGTATATACTCTTCGGTAGTAAACTTCTTTAGTCCATACTCTTTATCGTAGTAGGTTTCAAAGTCTATCGTTAAAAGTTTAGGCATTACTTGCCCCTAACGCGGGCTTTAACTGCTTGCTCGTATATAGCTGAGATGTTTACTAGTTCTTCTGATTGAAGACCTTTAGGGCGTATCTTAAGAACCCCATGATGTATGGTGACAATTAGATTTCTTTCACCTTTGTCGAATGTCGTTGCTGATGTTTCTCTTACTGTTGGTTTTGTTGACTTGGTAGCCATGCTCTCTCTCCTTGGTTATTTATTTGCGTTGTTGATTATACTCCCAATCTTCAGCGCAATCTTTATCACACCACCGTCTACCTGTGGTTAATACCTCTCCGCAATTAAGACAAAACCCTGACTCCTTTACGTAGTCATAAGTCTTTCTGTGTTTCTTTCTTATTTCATCTTCAAGTTCTATGCGAGCCTGAGTTTTATCTGCATCATCGGACATGTTATGTTAATTTTTGAATGATTAATCGGATTATGAATAGGTCTACTACTAAAGAAAATTTAAATGGTGCGCGTTCCTCTAGAAACCTTAGTTCAAAGCCTACCATAACTCCCGATATCAATGCAAGTCTAAATACCCACATTATCTTCCTTCCGCTTCTAATCGTTTAACTAAATCTACCATGTACCATATAGCTTTTCGTACGTCTTTAGAACCGTTTTTATGCGGCCACCTCCACATATACTTCATGGCATTTGCAGTATCAACTGCGTCCATACCTTTCATATCTTTAACTACTTCAGCTATAGCATCAATGCATTCAATACTACCTTGAGTATAATGTGATGGATGATTTATATCATCTTGTTTTGCGTCTGACACAACCTATCTCCTTAAAATAATGGTTCGCCTAATAAATTTGCGTAATATGCAAATAGGTCTATTTTCTTTTGTGGTTTAGGGGCATCTAGTTTTTCTATAGTAGCATCTGTTTTGTTAGCAATAAACCACTTAGCTTCTTTTAATGACCTAAACTTTTTGATAGCATCGCCATCAATTTTAACTACATGGGTAAATGGTAAACTCATTTAAATGAATAACGAGTCGTACTTATTATCCTATCACCAAAATTAGGTTTTGGGTGCAATATATTTTGCAAGGGACATTCAGGTGGTATAAAGTAAAAAGCGCTATTCACATCTAGACGTATATCTATATCACCCATGGTACTTAATGCAGGTAGTACAAAAGTTAATTGCTTAGAATTAATACCTAATTTTCTAGCTATATCACCTGTAGTTAAACCATCTTCTTTCTTCAAGACTTTAATAATCATTTCTTTTAATGTATTAAAGGGAACTTCTAGTCCTGAATCAAATATAAATATTTTATCTAATACTTTTCTTTTGTTTGGATTACTAATCATTTCTCTCTCCTGTTACTGATTCACTTTTTCGTGAATGAGTTATTTTAATATAATATATAACCCTCGTAAAAAGCCTACAACTCCTCCCACAACTATAATAATGATAGCCCACTCTAATACTTTTTCTAGTAGGTTCATATTATAATCCGTTTTCTGCTTCGGCTAAACGTTTGGCATTATATTTCTTTTCTACTTTAGCTAACCCATGCATATACTTCTTGTAATCTTTCTCTAACATAAAGTAATTAAGCATAAGTTTAAACGCTTCATGTAGTTCATCATGATCAGGTTCATTAGGGAAAGATAAATGTACTTCATAAGCTTTCTTTAATCCTTCAGCTAAGACTTCTTCTACTTGATCATCGTTAAGTTCAATTAATACTTGCATATGTTACTCCTCTTTGTTTATAAAATATTAAATTGTCCCATTTCACAACGGGTTTTAAATTGTACCATGATTTTGGTTTTTTAATAGATGTATCATGAAAGTTTGTTGCGCCATATGAATAATCTACTTCTATTCTAGCCAACACTCTATGTGCTATATCTATATACCTTTGTTGTATGGGTGGTGGACTTTTAAAACCGTACCAACTGAATTGGTATGGTCTCTTCATTTCATAGCACACATTCTGTTTATCAAATTCTGCTCGTCGCATTAATACATAACCGACTGCTATTTGCGCTTGATAAGGCTCAGTAGCAGACTCCATGTATATAGTCGTGGCGAGGCAAAGCAAAGCTTGGTCAATCATACTGACCTCCTTTAGTTTTGTTTATACGAGTTTAATTAAAGTCAGATGACTTTTAGAATGTGGCAGTGCCCAAATTGAAGTGTTTCATAGTATTTCTCCTTTGATTTTAGTCCTCACAGTTGCCATTAAGACACATTTTACTGTTTAATATTTCTTCTTCAAGCTCGATAAGTGCCTGATTCTTCGAGATATTAATAGCTTCTGCGTTGAGTTTATCGAATGCATCAAGTTCATGCAGTTCCCACCTTACCACCATACCGTCGCCTTGGCAATGATGTTTTATGTTAAAAATCAAATTTTCTACATCTTTTGGTATGTTTTCAGGTATACCTACTTCTAACACTAATGTATATTTTTTCACTTGAGTATCTCCTTTATTAACCAACTAGCACCTAATGCTAATAATATAATTGCTACTACTGCTACGACAGCTCCGATAATTATATTCATTTCCACGTCTCCATATGTTTTAAAAAGTTTTCTAATTCAACCAAATTGTTTTCATTAATAACCATAGCAACCCCTTCATTTTCACGTATCAAAGAAAGGTTCCTTTCTTGGATGACCGTAGGCTTGTTAGTTCCCGCCTTACATTCAATGCCAAGAAACATTCCTTTGTAACACGCTACAATATCAGGCACACCTGTGGTCATGTAACCACTTGCCACAGGATAGAAGTAGTAAGCCCCCCTATCCTTTAGCATCTTGGTTACTTGTTGTTTAACCCACTTCTCACTCACTTGGTTTTTCACGTTCAAGTCTCCTTACTTTTATTTTAGCCATCTCTATATCTACATGTATAGCCCTGAAGTCATTCTTGAATCCTTCTTCATTATAATGAGCACCATTGTTATGTAACCATGATAGGTACATATCATCTACCTCTGTCTCTGTAATAATAAAAAATTCTCCATCATATACTCCAATACCTTCTACATATTTTTTAGGTTCAGCTATCTTGAGAAGAGAGACTTTACGACTCTCCTCTTCGGATAAATACTTATCGTTAATTCCAATCTTTACGATTTTCATAACGTCCTTTCATTAAATCATTTCTAATATCTGATTCACACGCGCTACTACTTCATCACGTGCACCTTTACTCTCCCTCAATTCATCAGGCGTTACACCGACTAATGATCGTTCCAAAGATTGTCTTGCTTGTTCTAACTTTGGATCGTTTGTTACATTAAGCTTTGTTAATAGACTTGTCAAGTCTAATGCATTAGTGACTAGACTATCTCGGAATATCTTTTTGTCATCACCACTTAATCTCTCTACCATACGTTCTAGTGTGGTATGTAACCTAGACCATGCATCACTCATCGCTACTTCAACTCTACCTTCGTATGCTTTCTCATACTCACGTTTCATCTCAGCACGAATGTCATCTTCCACATCAACACGGAAGTCGTTTGTCTCAGGCACAGGCATAATAGTGTATCGGATATTAAACTTAGACGCAATTTTTGATGCCTCAGGGTATTCTGATACATCGAATAGATCACCAAGTTTATATGCCATGACTGTTATGATGTTAGGATACTCATAGATAAACCTATCTACACGTTCTTTGAATAGTAACTCATACTCACCTAACTGTTGCTTGTAATCAAAGAAGTTAGTCATAGGTAACAACCTTGTCCCTGTATCAGACCATGGTAATGTTTGTCGCCCATGCCACTCACGTATCTCACTTGCTAACTTATTGATAGCATCTAACTGATCTGAACCTGCTAAGATATGCTTGTTGTAATTGCCTGCCTTAGTAGTCGTATGATTTCTTATATCTATTTCTTTTGACACGTTTCTATCTAACTTCCTTGCAGTCCACACAGATAGATTGAGATCAATCAATACTGCACTGCTCGCTATGCTTATAGCCATGTTACTTCTCCCTCATCGTTGGTTATTGAATTTAATTCATTTGCTTCTATACCTTCCCACACTAGCTTGTCAGATGTTAAGTATTCATATTCTTCCTCTAACTTTCTATACATCATATTGCACAAACTATCTATATCTTCTTCTAAGTCTGTTTCAAAGTTCTCTACTTCTTTAGATAACTCGTCGTCCCATATATCAACTAACGGATTATCCCCTGCCATATCTCTAAAGGTTTCGTGATCTATCTCAACAGGTGTAGTGTGGTTATGTCTATGACTTGTGCTCCACGTAGCTTTAAACCATTGACCTTCATCAATAAGTTTACGAATCATAGGATACTTCTCACCTATAAATTTAAATACATCTCGCCCTTGAAGTTTACCTCCAAAGGAAAAGCCATCGCCTTGAGAGCAAAAGCCTGACCATGTCATCTCACGTGCACGACCACTATTGTGTTCCCACTTCCATTCAATACCACGTGTTGCTAGGTATTCTTCGAACCATTCGTATGTAGGTTCTGCCCAATCGTCATAGATATTGATCTCACGATGTTCTTCTATGAGTTCTTGTTTCATCTGCTGAATTGTAGGCTTATCCATCGAGTTCCTCCCCATTCTTTCCGTATAGCGTAAGTGGTAACGTTCCTATCTCTCGATTCGTTAGCTTCGTTAGAAACGCTTGTGCTTCTGTAGGTAACGTATGTCTAATCTTAAATTCTTTTCTAACATGTTTCTTCATGTCATCACCCACGCAATAATAACTAGCACTACCTTCTGATGGTTTTTGATCACCATATCTAATTAAGTCATCATTGGCATTTGCATACCAACCTTTTAACTCAGGATCTAGTTTAGCTAGTGATGCATACTTCTTGATGGTATCAAAAAATGGTACGTCTGGTGGTATGCCAAACCATGACACTCCATAGTTGTCATATTTAAAATGCGCAAGCTTATATTTCTTGATGACCGTACGCGCTATTGTGGCAGTAGCCGAGTTGCCATTAGGTAAGGCTCCATTAGTTACATACTTTACAATGTTTTTAATCTGCTTATCTGTTAATACAGATACGTCCATCATTAGTGTTAATGATTTTGAAACTCTTAATAAACTTTCAGGTACGTTGTAACTCATTTTAATTCTCCTCTAGATTAAAGATCCCTATTCACGAAATCGTGAATGGGTTACCACACCACAGTTAATACCTGCGGATTGTTCCTACGAATATCTACCTCAACATACTCAATCATATCTTTGTATGATTTAACATATTGAACATGACCTTTCGTATCCCATTTGTAACGCGCTATCCTATGTGCAATAGAGATATAACATGACCACCATTTATCTTTATTCGGCACCTCTATATACACATCTCTATATAGCTGTCCATCATTTTCAGGTACACCTTCACCATGTAATTTATACATTGTTTCTAAGTATGTATAGAATTCTTTGAATGGTTTCCTAACCTCAGCTAATAACTTTCTATTAACACTATACTTCTTAGGTAAAGGGTGACGATCAGGTTCCATAGGGAATCCCTCATACGTAAACTTATACTTTTCATTAGCATGAATACTATATCCATTATAGAACTGATCAATACGTGGTTCATCAGGTGGCATGTATCCACGTGGGATATGCTTACTCCTGTCATATGATGCTAGGCTTTTACCTGTCACCTTACGTAAGAACTCACGTGTAGACATAGTATCCCAACCACCCATTGTTATCTCCATGTGTGTTGGATAGTAGTAGATAAGACCTGACTCATACAATCCTGCAACGTATACTTCAATGCCATCTATCATTTCTTTTCTAATCCATTTGTTTCTATCTGATCGCTTACCTAATCTACGCATAGACTGAGGCTCACCACGCACAGGCTTAATAGAATTAAACTCATCTACTGCATGCTTGTAATGGTGTAGTGTTGGTAAATGATGTGAATCAATATAAAACGCCATGATTAATCCCCTTTCTTAGTTCTTGGTAAATTATGAATAATTCTACTTACTACTTCTGCTTCTACTGGTATTTCTTCTGCGTTAGGTTCGTAGTCAGAATCTCCTTGATAATATATTTCTTCTACATCACCATGTTCTTCACCTACACGAACAAACTTTGCGGCTACACCTTCCATTGATTCATCTTCTATTTCTCGTAGCATTTGCATGTGGTGGTTAACCCCCTCATATCCTTCATACCATTTGATATAGTTATGTTCAAAGATTATATAAAGTAAATCACTATCCACTTCAACACATTCATTTAATACTTCAGCAAAGTTTGGGTGTAGTTTGTTTAACGCTACAAACTTACGCTTGTAATCTAAATCTCTAAACGATATAGCATAGGTAACTTCACTTCGATAGCCCATTATTGTTCTCCCAAGTAAATAGACTTGCCATGTGGTGATGTAAGATGACGTGTTGTTAGAGCCCATAGTGTTGGACTATCCCACGCACCACCCCAATCATCTTCCACATAACCATCGGTGAGTATGATCGTAGCTTCAGGCTTAATCATCTTGTCTTTCATATACTGATTAAGACAACCGACCATAGTGCCACCCCCACCTGCAGGTTTAGTAGTCTGTGCTAGTGCATTGTAATCACCTTGATGATACGTCTCATGCCCTGCTACATCTGCGTCCCAATAGATTAACTCTATGGATTCAGGTGATACATCATCACATATACCTACCACTTCAGATAAGAACTCTTGTAACTGCTTACCACCTATAGAACCTGACGTATCTATGCCTATCACTAGCTTACCTACTGATTCACCAATGAGTGAAGGCATGTATATATCTTGTCCTATGAACCGACGTGATGGTCTCTTCCATGATGACTTGTCTTTGTTCTTACATGTAGCATTGACAAACTCACGTAACTGCTCACGCCAATCTACCTTAGGTTCAAGCAATTCATCTATCGTTCTGTTCTTATTGCCTGCCATCTTGCCACGTATGATCTCACCTTGGCGCAAGGCTTGCTCTATCTGCTTACTTGTTTCCTTAACTTCATCTTCAGATAAGGCTTCAGCACCTTGCCAATCGTGACTATCATGTCCTTCCTTACCACTACCATTACCATTTCCTTGTTTCTTAAGTAGATCAAACACTTGTCTTGTGGTCATGTTTGCATACTGCCTATCGAACAAGGCACTGCCTGGTATGAGTGCTACGTTGCCATATGTATCAGCTTCATGTATGGAATAGTTCACCACGTAATCAGCCGCCATGTTTGCTAACTGTGGGTTCTCTTTCCATAGCTTACGCCATAGACTCATGTGTTGATACACCTTGTGCAAGGCTTCATGTAATACCACAAAGGTGACTTCCCTATCAGATAGGGTTTCAATAAACTTAGGGTTATACATTACATCTCGCCCATTCGTGCATGCCGTAGGTATGTCATCAGTAAATATAACTTTACCAATAGACAATACACCTGAGAACATACAGAATTCCTTACTACGCATGACTGCGATGTGTGCTTTAGTCACACGTTGTTCACTAGTTAGCGCCATTTGTTGCCTCCTTGTATAGTTGGTCTCTTAAAACATCGTCTTCATCTTGAACATGCACGTAATCCATATACATGTCTAGATACTCTTCATCAGATAATGATTGATTTTTATAATAAGATACGACTAAATCATATAACCAATCTTTGTTATCTCTTGCTAGTTCATACTCATACTCATAGACTGCCTCTTTGATGTCTTCAGCAGTCATATCCATCTTAACTTTGAACTTAGCAAACTCATGTTTCTTTTCTTGTGCTTGTCTTAGTTGTTCTTCATCTAAGATTTCTTGTTCAGTAGCCATATATCCTCCTAGAAGTATTGGTTATTCTTAACTGCCCAATCAACGAATGACTTGTTGGAAGCCGCGATAGGTTTCTTACTTGGTGACGCCATGATATTCACTGCGAACAATGCTTGTAACTCCATGGGTAGTCGTTGTAAATATATAAGCCATGAGTCCAGGCTTTCCTCGGTTGCACTAACAATCTCTCGCATGATTAAGATGACACGTGCTGATGGATCGCTAGGTATGTTAGCTTCGTTAGGTGCTTTACGGATTGATTCCCTAGTCGGTAGTTCATCAGTCATAGTAAAGAACGCAGATAGATCACGCGCCGTAGCTTCACCTATGGTGCCAATGAGAGCCGCGAGTGTGGTATCTTCACCTAAAGTTTGTCTTGCTTTAACAATAGGTGATGCCTTGGCGAATGAACGAGGTGATGCAAAGGCTTCTTGTTGTAGTCTAGGATTGTAGATATACATATTTTCTTTCTGAGACTCATCGTTATACATAGCCATAGCATGTGGGAATTGTTTTACCCACGCTAGAATCTCAGGTGCTATATCATTCTCAACACCCCAATTGATCCACTCATCTGCATCAGGATTGCGAATGGTAACTGAAGTTAATCTATTCTTAGCGTGTGCTTTCATATTATCTCCGACACCATCTGTCGTAAGATTGCCTGTTGAATACACGATTGAGTCAGGGTGAAACTCTACCGAGCCTAGTCGTCTCTCTAACATCACAGGTAACAACATGTTCTTGACAGGCTCTGATGCTTTAGTGATCTCGTCTAGCATGATGATCACAGGCTTGCCATGTTGTAGTTTAAAGCGTTCGTTAGGATAGAACGCAGTTGTTTGATTGGTATGATTGATTGCAGGCATAGCTAGATCACCGAGATCTAAGTCTGCGCAGTCAATATACACAGGGGTGTGGTCAGGGAACCTTTTACTTAATGTTTTAAGTATTGATGACTTACCAATGCCTGGTTGACCTTTAAGGTGGACTGTTACTTCTTTACCGATTGTTGCGATTAAATCTTCTGCTTGTTGTAAATTGATCATTTGTTGCATTTTAATTCTCCTCATTTAATTAAAAAACCCATTCACGAAATCATGAACGGGGAACTGCTTGCGTGACCGTAGTCACTCCTTACTAGGTTTCCACATAGAACTTGGCGACTGAACTTCCATGTCAAATTCTAGTTGGTTGTTACGAGCAAGTTGAGAGAACTTATCCCATGCTTGCTCTTCTTGCAAATCCATAGCTTCACTATCTGTTTCAAATTCAAACTGTGTTCTGAACTCTGCTAATACTTTCATATCAATCTCCAAAGTTACTGATTCACGAAATCGTGAATGGGTTAATAATGTAATACGTATAAATCACACTACAATATAACTATACATGATATACTTGACAATGTCAAGTTATACGCCACGCTTGTGTGAGCCGTTGAGTCCTATGAGTAGTGACATATCAGTCACCACAATGTAGTTACTCTTTGGCATTGGCACAATCGTGTGCTTGTATTGCCGTGCTTCTTCCTCACCACACCAAAGGCACGTGTGATAACCTAACTCGTAACGACGCTTATCAACGTCATCACCACACCTATTGCATTGACACATAATCTAATCCTTTCTTGGTTATTTTATAGTTTTGAGTAGGATTATCCCACTTAATATATTTACCATGCATAGCAGATGATATAAAGCTACCATGTTTAAGTGACTCCTCTAAACTACCTTTAATTGAATATCCCTTTGCCATACCAAACATAATCTCTATGAGGCAGGCTTTAAAATTACTATTCCATTCGTCAACTTCGTTGGACATACTTCAATCCTTTCTCAGTTAATCTAACATACACTTTTTTTGTGAACGGATCTTGGACTTCATCTAATAACCCTACGTCACAACAAAAGCGATACCTAATATGCTCTGGCATATAGTAGTCAGCGATGGCTATGCCTTTATCCTTATCATCAGAACCATTCATGACAAGCCACTCAAGCAAGAACGCTTTTATATTATCAGGCTCAGTTAAGCGTCTGATTGCCTTCTTTACTTTTTGTTTAGATGTTAGTGTAGCCATAGACCTATCACCACGCCAATGAATATCCACACGCATGACTCAGTGATACGTTCCCACATGGTGCGCTTGTAAGCTTTGTTTAACTCTGCCATGCCTATGTGCCTATCGGTTTCTACTTCATACTTCTTTTTACGATACTCACGACGCAATACTGCTCGCCTTCTCATAGTATTGTAATCATGGTTAGCTTCGTTAAGTTTCTTTACAATGTTAATGTTTTGTGTATACATGTTAATCTCCTTCAAACATAATGGCTAAACAGAATACTACTAGTGCTATTGCACAACCACTTAAAATATACATGTCAAAGATGCTAAACATTTTGTTCTCCTCTTAATGAATTGTCATACTGCATTGATTGATAGACTGCCTTACATATTAGATAGCTTGTCATAACTTATCCTCTTTTAAAGTTACCAATTCACGAAATCGTGAATGAGTAGGCTATATATGTTGAATATCCACCTACAACTACATTATACTCTATCTACTTGACATTGTCAAGTTTTGGGTATCTTCCCAATTGTCTAGCGCTTCCTCTAATGAGGGTGCATTGGTGTCTTTAGGTGCAAAGGTTTTGACCTTAAAGTTCACTAACTCCCACACGTTTGCAGGCATAGGTGTTGCACCTTTCTCCCACCTATTCCATGTATGTGGGGTAACGAGTGCTAACTCTGCCATGTCACGTTGAGTGAAGTCATACTTTAATCTGATACGTCTGATCGCTTCTACACTCGGTGATGGGTATACATTTCTCATAGTGGAATGGTTCCGTTTCTTATCATCTCACATTTGATAGCATATAGTTCCCATGCCATTAACGGCATAGGGGTGGTGCCATATTCCCATCGTTGCCATGTTCTAATGGTGGTATGAAGTAGGTTAGCTGATTGTTGTTGCGATATCTTGACCGATGATCTAAGGTCTTTAATATGTCTAGGTTCAGGGGGTGTAAGTATTGCCATGTGTTTTCCTTTAGTTAAAATAGCGTAGACATTATAGCGTAATGGTTTTGAATAAATCAAGCCTTTTATAACCATGCTAACGGAATGGGTATTGTAAAGTATACTTTACAAAAATGTATATGATGTAACGTTGTGGTGCCGTAAGAATGTACATGATGGGTACTCATGATGTTATAAAAAGTGACATGATGATCTATCATGATGTACATCTTTTTGGGGGTATTCGTGTGTGGGGTTGTGCCTTATTGACCTCGTTAGCTTTGTGGGTATATTTTGTAATGTTAGTAAGTGTTTGATTTCGTTAGCTTTGTTAAAACTTGACATTGTATATTATTACACACTAAGTCATTGATTATTCAGTAATAATACGTAATTGAATTTGCAATAATACAGCGTAATGTTTGTAAGTCATTGATTATTCAGTAATAATACAATAATACACAACTTTTGCCGAAAGTGCTCTGGCTGGGGTAAGGGAACGAGGCTAACAATGTCAAGTATCGGAAACCTTTCTACCTAAGTCCTCTTTTTTTAACGTATTATTGTATTATTGTATTATTACCCTAACAATGCTAACTAAATCAATCACTTATAATAATACACATAATAATACAGCTACTGCTAGTAGGGTTAATATTGTATTATTACATATGGCTATGTTAGCTACGTTATAATGGCGCCTCACCGATGCCTCATTGAGCAACTCATCACAGAGCCTCACAGATACTGATGACCGTGACCGTGGTTACTAACGAGGCTAACAATGCTAGAAAAAATGGACAAAAAAAAGCCTAGCTATTTCTAGCTAGGCTTCATTCACTCTGCTTAAAATTTAAGCATTGTTAGCTTGGTTACTCATTCACGATATCATGAATTGGTTACCATTTTTTCTATTTCATCAATGTTAGCTATGATCAAGGCGCATAGATCAGGCTTCACTTCAAAAAGGCTTTTTGTAAAAGTGTTCCATTTTGTTTTCGCTTCACTTGTCACTAAAGTATCAGCGTCTTTTTTAACCTTTGCTTCATCTTTTGCTTTATCAGCGATAACCTTAGTGATCTCAGCAATTTTCTTAACGTCTTTTTCAACGCTTAATTGCTTAATAAGATTTTCTTTTGCTATGTGCTGATATTCTTTTGCAAGGGCTTCTTTTCGCGCCTGTTTTTGTTTTGC